TGATACACCCTTCCCTACGAATGTCACCAATTCACTAATTGTAAACTTATCTATTACTCTCAACTTGTTTTCTTCCATCAACTCTTTTAAAGTAGAACATCCGATCTGTTTAACCTTTCGTGTCATTGTTACACCAATACCTGATGATTTAACAGAAGATTCCATAAACATATTTGGATATTCTATATCGTAATGTAAGTTGTTACAAACTATTTGTCCTTGATCGTTATTTTCTACTATGACAATGCATTCATTGTACATCTTTGCATATCGAGCAATAATATCTGGAAACAGTAAAGGGGATATCAAATTATCTCTATATATCCCAACTTGTTTAAATGGTTTTTCAGACACATCTATGATTGAAAATGTAGAATAGTCTTGTCCTCGACCTCTAGCAACATCAACTGTCATAATGTATTGACTGTCCTTTTTAGGTTCTTGATATAGATATACATTATCTCTAGTCCATAAAGCGTCGTGTCCCTGTAATCCTAGAAGTGTATTCGCGTTGATTAATGTATTACCTGTACCCAAGAATGAGTTACCAAATTCTTGTTCGAATTGTAATTCAGAAGTATTTGCTATAGTAGACTCTTTCCATTTCTCATCTCTACCAGGAACATCCCACCAATTAACTGTATATGGGATATATTCATTCTTCTTGTTTTGAGCACCTTCGTATAACTTATGATACATATTACCAATACCGTTAGCAGTAGATGTTATGATAACTTTTGACTTACCACCAGATGTAACAACAGGATATGTAGATGTATAGAACTGTTCTGCGTTATCCACGAAAGCAAACTCATCTAAGTACAGAAGATTTACTGACATACCACGAATAGAGTTAGCTCCTGTAGCTGATGCTATAATTCTACTATCATTTTCAAATTCGATTGATCCTTTGTTTAATACTTTTGTACCTGGTTGTAAGAAAAATGGGACATGCTCTAACATAGTTGTTATACGAGCTAACATCTCTCTAGCTGTCGAACCTTTGTTTGCAAGAATTGCTATTGTCTGTTCTGGTTGAAACAGTAGATACCAAACTAAGTAAGCACATGCTGTAATAGATTTACCTGACTGTCTACAAGCAAGAACAATACTAAAACGACTTTCATCAAAATGTGTGATTAGTTCGTCTTGATATCCGTATAATTTGAATGGGACTAGACCTTCATCTAGTGATATGATTTTGATATAATTTTCTATAAAGTATATGGGATTTTCCATACACTTTTTGTATTCTAAGATTTCTTCTTCTGTCCATTGAGCTTGTACGCCAGCTCTCTTGACATTGATATTTCCTAGATACCCTTCATTCTTGTGCATTATTTTTTAATAACTTTTGTAATTCAGCAGATGAACCGACAAACAAATTATTCTGTACCTTATCGGGCATCGTATTGTCTTTATCTAATTCTTTCATTTTTGATTGTAAATCGATTAATTTTTCTGTTGTTTCTCCAACTGTCTTTATAAGTTGACCAGCAACTTCATAAACTCTAGGGTGTTCAGATTCTTTCGCTATATCTAAAATACCCTCTATAGCGTCTTGTCCTCGTTCTACAAGACCATAAAAGATTTCTCTGGAGTACTTGTAATCATTACCTTTGTCTTGTTCATTAGATGACACGATAGGTAAACTTTTTTCAGCTTGTACAATTTCTCCTTGTATGTCAAGAAGTTCGTCTAATTTTTGATCGACTTTACTCATAATATGTATTTATAACTATTTGGGATCGCTTGATTTATCGTCTGAATATGTTATAGTAGGTTGTTCAAACCATTCTGTTACTTCATTGTATGTGAATGTATCATCTGAATCAGCGTCTGGTGGGTTTGTTGTTACTGTTTGATCAACTACTTTACCGGCAGTATCAGTACTAGTAATTTTATCTGTACCTGGTTCCATGTAAGTTCTAACTTTAGCTGTTTTAATAATTTCTGAATCTGTAATAGGACCGTATATGTAGTTTTTCATCATAAACTCTAAATCATATCTTAATATTCTTCTTGTTTGAAAATCTCCTTCATATTCGTCTGTTTGTGTAACACTTTCTAGTATAATAGGTATATCTCTCTTTTCACCCATATCAGGTACTGTATTAATAGTTACTGTGTAATCTGGTGTGAAATAGGGGAGTATTTGTTCTATAATCTGTAATCCATCGTCTGTATTCTTTACTAGTACACTCAAACTAAATCCTATATCATAAGGAGCAGGAGCGTACTGATATTGCATCTTTAAAGGATTCGTTGTATCGGGTCTTCTGTATTGAGTTTTCTTTGTCAATTTTCTAGTAGAATCATAACCTATAGATGACATTTCGAAACCCATTCTAGGTAGACTTATAGCTGTTCTTGTAGAACCATCTAATCCTAAATCAGCATCTTGTTGTAGTCTAGCAATAAATTTTTGTCTTGGACCGTAAGCAAGAGGTACTTTAATAATTTCACCAGATTCTCTTTTGATACTAATATTATTAAACAATGTACCAAATACTGAAACAGCTCGTTTAAAGGTTGAATGATAAAAATGATTTCCAAACATTATGTAGCGTCTCCAAACGGATTACCTTCTGAGAAATCTATAATCCCATCAGCATCTGTTTCTATGTCTAAGTTGAAAGCACCAGCATCAGTAGAAAGTTGTTGATCTGAACCTACTGTATTAATTGTTCTTCGTGAAGCTAAACTATCTTCTAGAACAATATGATCAAACTCTGTCGAATCTACACTAGTACCAGATTCTAATGAAATACCTGAACCTTGAGTATGTGTTTCTAATGTTAAGTTATCTGTACCCGTTGTACCATCAGTTATATAACTCGGTAATGATACACCAGCTGTACCATCTTCAAAAGCTATGTTATATCCTTCTTGACCTGTACCACTTAAAATAATTTTATCGTTGTCTAATGAGTCTTCTGCTGTTATATTACCTATTGTAGTGTCTGTAAGTTGGAAAGTCTGGAATGTATCCGTTGTGTCTGTTGATGATATTCTAGATATAGTAAGTTTATTAGATGATTCGTCCCATGCAGAAACTGTACCAGAGACAACAACTGAACTTGAAATTTGTTGTGAAACTGATTCACCGATAACAAAATCTCTTAGTGTTGGAGTATCTGCTAATGTTAACTCAATAGCTGTTCCTTGTGCTAATTCTAAGTCTACATCTAGTGCTTCAATATTAGTATCAAAGTCTTCACCAGAGTATTCAAATAGATCACAGGTTAGTTTGAAAACATACAGTTTTCCTAATTGATAGAATGGATTTTCGTGTTCTACAAATTTTATTTCAAATACACTTTTCGATAGAGGGAAATAAACTAGATCACCTTCATTAGGTCTTAACCCTGTAGCAAGATTAGCATCTAATGAAACAAATCGTTCCCAACTTCTTCTAGAAAGAATAAAGGTTGCCGTATCTCTAACTTCTACTCCGAACTTAGAATATAAATCTCCTTCACCTTCGAATCCTTCAACACCTTCTAAATACATTTCGACTTCGTACGCATCTTCAAATTTTGAATCTGCAGCATCACCAAGAATTGTATCTTCATTGACTATCTTTCTAGGTAAGTAATAACAGTTATGTCCATACATTCGTAAAGACTCAACTACTAAATCCTCTATAAGATTTTGTTCTGTTTTAACAGCTTGACTGAAAAATACATTTGTAGCCATTTTAAATTATCCTATCATATCCATTACAGGTAATTCATAGCCTAATCTTAGTTCCTCTTCTAGTCTTTGTACTTCTTCTTTCGCATCGTCTACTAATTGTCTACCATTGAGAGTCACGCCACCAGGTAACTGAATTCCTTCAAATTTAATTAAATTTTGTCCCCATTGCATTTTTAGTTTAGCAGTTGTGTATTTCTTTAACCAAACATCATTAAAGATATCTGTAAAGGTTGTAGGGTCTTGTTTTCTAATACATTCTATTACAATGTATTCATTAGGATTTATGTTGACTTTCCAATCCATATCTATGTATAATCTGTTTCCATGTTTACTATGTCTCATGAAAGCTGATCCGACTAACATATCATCTAACATACCTAAATGTTGTTGTACCATTTCGTAATGTAGTATAGATGTAGATGTTAAATCGTATAAATCGTTTAATCTTAGTTGATATCTTAAATCAAACATATTATTAGTACTAGAACTAATATCAAGTACACGAACAACTGAGATAACAGATTCAGGCAATTCTATGTAATTGTTACCTTCTAACCATGTAGTAGCACCATTGTCTGACCCACCACTTGTTGAAGAAGTGACATTTGAATTTGTTTGTTGATTGTCTATTTCAGCTTGTGTAATCTGATGTTTAAGATATGTTCTTATAGTGCCATCATAATGATATTCAGTAAAAAATTGTAATGCATCATCTATGATATCATCAGCCTGATCATCATCAACATTAATTTCTACAACAGGTGCACCTAGTTGTCTTTTAGCATAAGCTAAAAGTTCTGCTTTTGTTGTTGGTATTGCCATATATAAATTCCTCGTTACTACTATTTATATCAAATAGAATGTTTAGAGTCTATATT